ACGAAGGCTGACATAGGGCGCTGGGCCAGAGACCACGGCCTGATGGAGCGATATATCGAAACCCCCGCTGTGCTCGATACCGAGACCGGAGAGGAAACCACTCCTGCCGTCATGGCGTGGCGCAACAAGCCCGGGCTCGAATGGTCATGGTGGAATGGCACTGGGAAGCTGATGACCGCCAAGGGCACATACGACGCCGCGACGAAGGAAATAACCGCACCCTCCTTTGCCCCCGGCGTTGTGCTCCTTCTGCGCATTCACGGGGAGTTTTTCAAGGATGACAACTTGACGCCAGCCGAGGATGATCCCGAGAAAGACGAGCAGTGGGCTCGCTCGAAGGTGGTCCGCTACATCAAGAACAACGGTACCCCAGGCATAGTGTTAGGTATTCGGTACTACGAACTCGACGGTATCCAAGTGTATAAACCCGAGGATGTAGCTGAGTTTATTGCTGCACGTAATGTGCCGGGCCACAGGTTCTTATAGAAATAGTAAGGCAGTTAAAAATGATCTATAATCATTACGAAGAATATCCAAAAGATAAATGGCGTTGGAAGAATTTTACCCCGAAGGAAATGTCTTGTAGGGGAGATCAAAACCTTATGGTGGATGAAGAAGCTATGGATAAACTCCAAGCTCTTCGAGATAAGATTGGCAAACCTTTCCATATTCTCAGCTCGTATCGTAGTCCGTCATATAACAAGAAGATTGGTGGAGCTACTCGTAGTCAACACATGGTTGCCAAAGCTTTCGACATATCTATGGCGAACCATGATAGAAAAGAATTTGAAGCAGAAGCTCGTAAAGCAGGGTTCACTGGATTTGGTTTTTACCCTAGCATGAACTTCATGCACATTGATACTGGTCCCGCTCGTGAGTGGGGAATCCGCTGGTAAAGGTTTAACGTTTGTTTGATAAAGACGAGATAAGAGCAAAAGCAGAAGCAGACCTTGAGTTCTTTATCAACTTGGTCGCTCCTTCTCGTGTACTTGGGAACTGCCACAAAGACCTTATCAGGTGGTGGACTAGACAGGAAGCTAAAGATCATCAGCTTGTCCTGTTCCCCCGAGACCACATGAAGTCAGCTCTTATCGCGTATAGGGTTGCATGGGAGCTAACAAAGAATCCAGCCCTTAGGGTTCTGTATATCTCCGCTACCTCTACTCTGGCTCAGAAACAACTTGGCTTCATCAAGCAGATCTTTGAGTCAGATATTCATCGTAGGTATTGGCCTGACCATATCAACCCGGATGAAGGTAAGAGGAAGAGATGGACTCAGACTGAGATCGAACTAGACCACCCGATCAGAGAGTTCGAGCAGATCAGAGACCCGTCGATTATGACTGCTGGTCTCACTACTGGTATCACTGGCCTTCACTTCGATATCGCTGTCCTTGATGATGTTGTTGTCTTGGAGAATGCATACACCCCGGAAGGCAGAAATAAGGTTGCTGTCCAATACTCTCTCCTCGCCTCTATCGAAGGCACTGAGGCTAGGGAATGGGTAGTAGGTACTAGATACCACCCCAAGGATCTTTACGGCACCATGCTTGAGATGGTGGAGCCTGCGTTCGATAAAGAAGGTAACTATGTCGGAGATGAATCTCTCTACGAAGTAATGGAGAAGGTAGTCGAAGACAGAGGTGATGGCACTGGAGAGTTCCTCTGGCCAAAGCAGCAAAGGAAAGATGGTAAGTGGTTTGGCTTCGACATGAGGGAGCTGGCCAGAAAGAAAGCCAAGTACCTTGATAGAACACAGTTTAGAGCCCAGTATTATAATGACCCATCTGACCCTGATTCTCGTCCTATCGACTATGATAAGTTTCAGTATTATGAAAGAAGATTCCTTGTTGAGAGAGCTGGCTCTTGGTTCTACAAAGAAAAGAAACTAAACCTTATCGCTTCTATTGACTTTGCTTATAGCAAAAGACAAAGGGCAGACTTTACTACTATTGTTGTAATCGGTGTTGGTGAAGATAACCAGATCTATGTACTGGACATTAACAGATTCAAGACTGACAAGATTAGCGAGTACTTCAACCAGATCCTTGCTATGAGCAATAAGTGGTCTTTCAGGAAGTTAGTTGTTGAAACTACTGCAGCCCAGCAAGCTATCGTAAGGTCTCTGAGAGAAGATTACTTCGGCCCGTATGGACTTTCCATCAAGGTTATCGAAGTTAAGCCTAACAGACATGGTGGCTCCAAGGAAGAAAGAATGGATGCTATCCTTACTCCTCGCTACGAGAACATGCAGGTATGGCATTACAAAGGTGGTAATACACAGAGCTTGGAAGATGAGTTGGTTACTAATAACCCCTCTCACGATGACATCAAGGATGCTCTTAGCTCTGCCATCGAACACGCGGTTAAACCCATTAGAACCTTCCGGGGCAAGCCAAAGGATAACAACGTAGTTTACCACCCGAGGTTTGGTGGTATCGTGAATAGGATGTAGAATGGCAGGTAGAACCCTCGACGTAGAAAGCCTTATCATACCAGATAGGCTAGCTGCGGATATCGCAAGTAGATACCAAGAGTGGCAAGGTCTTCGTTCTAAATGGATTGAAGAGAAGAAAGAACTGCGTAACTACGTGTACGCTACTGATACTCGTACTACCTCTAACGCTAAACTCCCTTGGAAGAACTCTACTACTACTCCGAAGCTTACACAGATCTATGATAATCTCAAGGCTAACTATACTGCAGCCTTGTTCCCTAATCGTAAGTGGATGCACTGGGAGGCAGATGATCGTACAGGCTCCTTGAAGACAAAGAGAGATACAATCCAAGCCTACATGGAGAACAAGGTACGTCAATCAAAGTTCAGAACTGTTGCTGATAAACTGATTGATGACTGGATTCTGTACGGTAATGCTTTTGCTACAGTCTCCTTCGAGACTAACCAGACTAAGCTGATTAATGGTGAAGTCATTCCGGGGTACGTTGGCCCCAAGGTTCACCGTATCTCTCCCTTCGATATTGTTTTCAATCCTATCGCTGCTGACTTTGCTTCTTCCCCCAAGATCATAAAGAGTATCGTTTCTATGGGTACTCTCAAGAAGCTGCTAGAAGATGGGGAGGAGAAGTACCGTCCTGTCTTTGACCGGATGATTACGAACCGAGCTGCAGCTATGGGGTCAAAGTCTTTAGCCAAAGACGAAGCTTTTATTGCAGATGGGTTCTCTTCTCTTCAGCACTACTATGGTTCTGACTATGTAGAAGTCCTCACATTCTATGGCGATATCTACGACAAAGAGAACCAGATCTTCAAGGAAAACCACAAGATCGAGATCATTGATAGGGCATATGTAATTGCAGATGAACCTATTGCTTCTTGGCTTGGCTCTGCCCCTATCTTCCATATCGGTTGGCGTGATCGTCCTGACAATATCTACTCGATGGGTCCGCTTGATAACCTCGTAGGTATGCAGTACAGGATCGACCACCTTGAGAACCTCAAGGCCGATGTATTCGATCAGATTGCTTTCCCGATCCTCAAGATTGCGGGAGATGTAGAAGAGTTTGATTACCAACCGGGTGAGAGAATCTATCTTGGAGAAGAAGGAGATGTAGCTCCTCTGGTCCCTGACTCTACTGCCTTGAATGCTGACTTCCAGATCCAGATCCTTGAGAACAAGATGGAGGAGATGGCTGGGGCTCCCAGACAGGCAATGGGGATTAGGACTCCGGGTGAGAAGACCGCCTTCGAGGTCCAGACCCTAGAGAACTCTGCTTCTCGTATCTTCCAACACAAGTCAGAGAAGTTCTCCAGTGAGTTCTTGGAAGATGTCTTGAACGCAATGCTGGAAGCTGCTCGTAGAAACATGAATACCTCTGACCTTATTCGTGTCCTTGACGACGAGACTGGTGTACTTCTCTTCAAAGAGATCACTAAAGAAGACATCACTGCAAAAGGTAAGCTTGTTCCTCTTGGTGCAAGGCATTTCGCAGAGAGAGCTCTTCGAGTTCAGAACTTGCAACAACTTCTAAGTATCAAAGCATCCGACCAGTCTATTGGTGTCCACCTATCTGGTAAAGAGATTGCTAGACTTATCGCAGAAGAACTTGGGGAGGATAAGATCTTTGGTGAGAATATCGCTTTGCAAGAGCAAGCGAAGACACAGGAATCTGCTTTGGACTTTGAAGCGGATCAAATGGAAAAACTTCAAATAGACGCAGAGATGGGGCTTTAATTTGCAGGCTGTTTGGCTTAAAGGATTAAAGGGAGAAGAGAGGGAGAAGAGGATCAAGGAGATCCTTGCCTATCGAAATGCCTTCAATGCCCTGAAAGAATTACTGGGAGACCAGTACGAAGAATCAGTACCTGACTATGACTGCCCTTCATGGAGCCATAAGCAGGCTGATGTTAATGGAGCTAATAGAATGCTCCGAAAAATTATAAACCTTATAACCATTGAGGAAATTAAATGACTGTCTTTAGCACCGGAAACCAAACCGATGTAAAACCCGGCGAAGTGACTAACCCTGAATCTTTCGTCGAGCGGCTTGTAAAAGCCAAAGGAGAAAACTGGAAAGACCCTGAAGTAATGGCTAAAGGCAAACTAGAAGCCGATGCCCGAATCGAAGCCTATGAGGTTCAGATCGCAGAGCTTCAGAAGAAAGTAGACAACCAAGACTACGCCAAAGAACTCCTTGAAAGTATCCGGTCTCAGGCTCCTAAAGCTGGTGAGGAGAAACCCGGAGAACCTGCTACTACGACCAGCGTCGCTGAGGAGAATACCACTCTAGATGCGAGTCAATTGGAAGACCTGATTAAAAAAACTCTTACCGGGATGAACACCGAGAAGACTACTCGGACTAATCTCGAAGTTGTGAATACACGGCTTGATGAACTTTACGGAACCGAAGCTAACAAAACAGTTGAGAGCAAGGCAAAAGAACTTGGTGTTACATTAGAAAGTTTGCAAGAAATTGCAGCCAAGTCCCCCCAAGCTTTCTTCCGTCTTATCGGTGACGAGAAGTTTAAGACAGAAACTAATACTGTCGTACCTCGTACCGTGAATTCCGACATGGAGAGTTTCACCACAAGCAAGGATCGAGATTGGAACTACTACCAAAAGATCCGCAAAGAGAACCCCAAGCTTTATCGTTCCTCTGACATTCAAAATCAAATGCTAGCTGATAAGATTCGTCTAGGGGACAAGTTTGGAAACCCATAACCCTAAAGGAGACTACCAATGACTATGACCACTGCAGGTTCGTCCCTTCTTACGCGTGCTGAACTCTGGTCCAGCGAGCTGAAAGAAACTCTTACGGACGACCTCTTCGCTACTGGTTATG